ACCGTCATCTTCACAAGGTCGTACCAATTGGTTGCCATCGTTCGAATGACGACCCCACGATCCAACTCCAACTGATAGTCCTCGTTAAGCGTCAGAGAGGTTGATTCAGACTCCTTGCTTGGGGTCTGCCAATGCTTCACAAAAATCTGCGGCGTTTTTGGCTGCGCGGCGAGGGTGTTAATAGGAAAGATCGGAGCGTAAAGCCGCTTGGCATTGCGCTGATTCTCCCAATCCAACGAGAACAACTTGACATGATTCTCGCGATACTTCCATAGCCGCTTGGTCATGGTCTCAAACATCGTCTCGACCGTATCTAGCGTGGCGGTGTAGATCGCCTCGTCATCGACGGCGATGTCGCGGCGGAGACGAAGATCGGCAATGGTCGCGAGGATTGGCATTAGTAAATACCACCGTCATCACCAAAGGTAGCGATGTTCGAAGTAAGACCAAAGTCAGGCTTGGCAGTCACCACGACCACGAATGGATCAGAGTAGACATAGTTGCTGCCTGCAAGGGTAAAGACAACCTGACCGACATACTTGCCCGCAGCGAGCAGTTCGGTGTCTGCGCTCGTCAGGGTTACGATCACATTGGAGCCACTTACCGTAGCCGTGTCCTTGTTGATCTTGGGCGTTGCTCCGAGGTAGGAGCAGATCGTGAAGGCGTAGAAGGTGTGACCATTGGGGACGCTGTACGCGCTGCCCGTGTCCGCCACAAGCGCGACCGTGACCACCGCCTGTCCGCCTTGAGTCAGATACAAGGTCGCGGTTTCAGCCATTTCTCATGCCCTTTCCGCTGACGCGAACCTTGATTGTCCTGTTGTAGCCTATGACGACCTTGATCGACACGACTCCCGCCGCAGTCTGAACCTTTGCAGGCTCCGACATCGTTGAGTTTGCATCACGGATGTCCGTCTTCTCAATCGACTCGCGTGCCGCCATGCGTCACCTCCTAAAACCAGTACAGGGACGCAGAGCCGAAGCCCTGCGCCCCTGTGTGTTTGTGGCAGGGTGGGTTGTTCGATCAGACGAACGACACGCACGCCGCAAAGGTCTTGTCTTCCTGCGAAGTCGGATGACTTTGGAATCCTGAGATCACATACTGTGCCGCAGCGGTGTATGAGATGGTGCCGCCCGCAGAAGTCACGACCATGCGAACATACTTGGTGGTCGCAAGCAACTTCGCGAATGGAATGGTCGCCAACACAGTACCTTCATCGCCCGCAACAGCATTCGGAACGGTGAACGAGAGGTCAGCGGCTGCATCGTTCGACTGAACCTTGGTGAAGGCTGAAGCGTCAGCAGACTCTTCAAACTTGACCGTGGCTACTTCGTCAGTAGCAATGCCCGTGGTTTGGAATAAGAACGAGATCGCGCTACCACCAAAGTTCAAGGCAATGGTCGAGCCATTGACAGCGGTTGCGGCGGAGATGGTGGTGGGCAGGAGTGCAGTCCCGACCATGACTGATTCGTGAAAGGTTTTGTGAAGCATGGGGGGGTTCCCTAGTGTGTGAGTGCGAGAGTGAGTTGAATTGGTTTAGGGGAGAGGTCTTTCGACCCCTCCCCATTCACCGTTTGGGTTTAGAGTTTCGCGTTCGGGCAAACAGCGATGCTTTGGTCGTGACGGAAGCCGACATCGACATACAGACGCATCTTCATGTAAGTCTGATCAGAGGTGAAGCCCTTACCGCGACCACCATCGTCTTCGATTTCGATGCCACCCCAACGACCGAGAACGACTTCGTTCCAGTTGCCGTAGAAGACATCGGTGTGACCCGCGTTAGACGAACCTGTCCAACCAACTGATTCGCCTGCCTTGTTGTTGGTGGCGATCTGAGTGGTCTTCGCAAAGTTGCCGATGATGTCAGTCAACCGAGCATCAGGCAGGCGAGGCGCACCGAGGAGGTACGGCTGACCCGAGGTCTGCGCGTTGTAGTTCTCAACGCGCAACTGCTTGACCTTGCGGAAGAACTTCGGATGAGCGAGGAATGCCGCGCTGTTGTCAGCGACGACATCGTTGTCCTCAAGCATGGCAATCATGTTGTCCATGCCATCGAAGTCGAGTGCCGCATTGTCCTTGGACTGGTTGTCCGTGACGGACGCGCCGTTCCAAGCAGCCTTTGCTGCCGCATCGTAGACCTGAACGGATGGGAATGCCTTGAGGTCGCCCTTGGCGATATTCGCAGCGTTCACAGCGTTGACTACGCCACGAGGGGAGTGAGCCGTACCTGATCCGTACAAGATCGACTTGTCGAGAACCTTTGCAGCAGCGCGGATCATGTCCGTGCGGAGGAGACTCTCAAAGCCGTAAGACGCGTAGGTACGCATTTCCTGAGTCATGCGGACGAGAACGCCCAACTTCTTTGGGGTCATCATCATGTCACCGACCTTGGTCTGTGACTCTGCGTACTCGTCGGACTCGCCGATCCAATAAGCAACTACGCCGCCGAGGAACTTTGGAACCTTGACCGTGCCGCCGTTGAGACCGTCGAGGACGCTGACACGGGTGGTGCCTTCGCCTGAGAGGTTGATCAGAGCGGACTGAGTGTAGATCGCGGCGATGACATCTTCGATCACCTCGTCGGGGATGAAGTAACCACCCGCGCTGTCGATGCCCATTGCCTGCGCCTTGGTGCGGGCAGCGGCGAAGACTTCCTGCTCAAAGCCTGCACGCGACCAATCGCCACTCTTGATGGCGGACATGGCGCGGATCATGCTGAAGTTCTTGGCTTCGGCGGCAAGACCGGGGATGCGGCTAGTGCCTGCGGAGCGACGACGATCAGCCTTCATCTGTTCGATGACAGCCTTGGTCTTCTCAAACTCGCCAATCGCACCCTTGATGTCGATAGTCGAGGGATCGAAGCCGTCGAACTTCTTCAGGTCGCCCTGAATCTTGTTGACCTCTCCGACGAGGCTCTCGTAGTTCTTACCGAGGTTTTCGACATTTGCGAGAAGGCGGCGTGCCACCTCTTGCTCAGGCTTGATTCCAATATCGCTCATTTGTTTCTGCTCCATCCTTGGGGTCATTTGCGAGTTGCGAGGATGCCGTCCGTGATCGTCAACGCTGCTAAGAGCGCAGACGAAAGGTTCGTGCCTGCATCCTCTGTTGGCACAACCGCTTGATTGGAAGATACCGCCTCAACACTATCAGTAGTGGAAAGACGGTCACGAATATCTGACATGATCGAAATGAGATCATCCATGCGATCAACGAGCATTTGCTCACCAAACGAAAGGACAGGCTCTGACTCCATCGGCGACATGGGCATCTCAGGCATACCCGCGCTCGGTGGAACCATGACCGCATCGGTCGAGCCGTACTCCATGCCGTCCTTCGTCGAAGGACACTTGACGGCATCGCCTGACTCAGACTTCACGGTAATTTCAGCAGATTTTGCGGCTTCAACAGCCACTTCCGAATCGACGCTCTTAACAACAGCATCGCCGTTCGGTTGGACAAGTTCTTCAGCGATACGATCCGACTGCTCGGCAGCAATAGCCTTGAGCCACACGGTTTCCGCTTCAGGAATATTTATTGAGTCCTGCATCATCAATCTCCATTCTATCGACCACTAGAACTTTTTGTGGTTTTGTGTATTTTTTTCGTGATGTAACTCGACAAGTTTTTTCGTCGCAAAACTTGACAGGTTGCGTGTGATACGGTTACGAAGCCCATTCCTTATCTGACTCGTCCCTGCTTGGAACCTCATCCATCGGCTCAGAGGCGTATCCAAACGGAGATCCGAACGCACCAATGAAGGGGTATTGCTCTAGCATTTCCGTGAAGTTTTCACGAAGCGTCAGGTCTTCGGTGATCGACATAAACGCCCTTGTCGCTTGCATGGAGATGTTCCCGCCGTAGATCAGCAGGAAGTTGGTGTCGCCGCCGCTACCGAGTTCGTGATCGGTAACGAATTGGGTGACCGCAGCAGCGAACGCGAGCCTGTCATCGACAGAAGTGTCAGACCACGCGGATTTCTCCTCAATGGCTGAAAACCGACCACCCATCCGATTGTTGATGTCCACAACCATCGCAGTCGGAAAGAATCCAACCTGAATCGTGTCGTTGTCGTCGCTATAAATCACGAAGCCTTCCTTTTTCTTGCCGGTCCGCCCAATGCGGCGTACTCCCGAAGGACATCTTCATTGAAACGGAATCCCATTGCTAACCCAGAGTACACCTCTGCCACAAACTCGTTACTTGATGACCGTGCGTATCGGCTTACACCTTCCGCCGCACTCTTCCACCCACCTTGAGCATCAGTATTTGTTCGCGCACGCCACGCTTTCGTTGTTGCTCTCCACCTTTCAACACCCGTGAGATCAGGATTTGCAGCACGCGTTGTCTGCTCAATCACCTTGTAGTGTTGCCAATGACCAAGTTCGTGAGCCACCGTGTGCATTGCCTTCAATGCTGTACGACCGAATCCGCTTGTCGCCATTCGTCGAAATGATTCCCTGTCGCCTGAAAACGCAATGCCATTAATGTTGGCGTTATCACTCGGCGCAGTTCCCATCTCTACTATCGCTTCTCCTATCGTGAAATTACCTTCTCCAAGACCCACTCTTGCTAAGGATCGCACACTTGGGGACAGGTTCATCGCCAAAAGTTTTGTCCGCCTATTTTCTTCCGCTGCCGCCATTAACACATTTATCGCAATTCGTGGGCGACTATCGACCGTCTTCCCTTCCTTCACCATAAGACCAAAATAGCCCATATAGTCCGCCTTCTTAGCCTCGGGATATATCCCAATCGGCTCTTCTAAGGTACGGTTGATGTCGTTTAAGGATGATCCAATCGTGAGCGACCCCGCAGTAATGCTTGTTTCATCCAAGCCATTGCCTGTGAGTTCTTTGTACAGAGCGATGCCCGCCACATATCCACAGGCTGCACCTCTCACCGCCTCAAGTGCGGCGGATGGAGAATCCCACCCCGCCAATGGTGTGAGCGTCTTTATTGCGTGATTCATTGAACGGTCGAGACTCTTCGCGAAAACCTTTGCTTCTTCTTTCGACATACCCGATGCCGTAAGGATTCTTGCGGTCTCTTTCGTGAACTCCGCCCCACTCAAGCCACCCAAATGTTGAGCAATGGCTTCGCCACGACCCGCCGCTTCGGCATCGGTAGTTTCTCTTGTTCCGATGTCCTTGGTTTCCGTCAACGCGCCACCGCCCGATGCACAGTTATTACCCGCCTCAAATCCACCCGAACCTGTGCCGCAATTTTTGAGGCTTGCCAAAACGAAACGGTCAACCCAATGAGGCATCACACAAGACCCACCGCTACGGATTGCGTAATGCATTCAACCGCTCGTTGACGAATTGCCTTCGACACGCATCTGCGAACAAACTTCAGCGTCTCGTCGGGATCGCGAGGATCGCCTCCGATTTCAGCAGCCAACAGAATGCTAGAGACGAACTTGACCATCGGCTCGTCTTGTCCAAGGGTCGAGTAATCGACATCCGTTCGCACACCGATCCCGTTGACAGCCTTCTTGACCATCTCAGGATCGGCAGTCTTGACCCAACGGTAGATTTCCTGATAACGGTCTGAAGCCTCGTTCATGCGACCGCGAAGACCGCCGACAACGCCAATCGGCTCAAACATCTTGGTCTGTCGAGCATCCATCTGACGCATCACCTTTGCAGTCCACGCCATCCCTGCGTCACCGCCCCACAACGCCCACGCAATTCGACCCGCTGATGGATAGCCACTTTCGTCGGGGCTAAAGCCCTCACCCTTCTTGTCCACCTCATGGCGGGCAAAGTACGAGTTCATGCGACGAACCGTCTCGGGAGACAGGTTCTTGCCGTTGGCAATGTCGCGTGCGCGAGCAACACCAATTTCCGTACCACCACGCCCGTACTCGCGTCTCCATTCAAGACCACGCTCCGCCTCGGTGCGGGCTTCTTCGGGCGGGACAAAGTCGATGTCCTCGTATGCCACAGCCCGCGAAACCATTACTTTGATGGCTTGCGCCCTGCGCGATCCCGTGATGCTGTCAGGGAGGAGGTCTTCGTCGTGCGACTCGCCTTGGTAACCGCCTTTGCGGAGCGCGTCGAGGTAGGACGCAAGACGCGCTTCTGCGTACTGATCGCAGGAGCCTGCATCGGAGATTCCACGGCGGTCTTCCAAATACGACCCCATGCCTCTTTCAAAGACATGGACAGCCGTGCCGACAGACGCGAGACGAATCGGATCATTACCAACCTCCTTGTTGTGAGACATCACCATGTCACCGATGCGCTTACGGTGCATATCCATGCAACGATAGGTAGACGGTTCAGGAAACTGATTCGGAGCCATCTTGATGCGAGAAAACGGCATCAGGCGCGGCTTGCCACAGCCCATCTTCTTGCCTTCCTGCTCGACAATCGGATTGATCGTCGCCACAGGATCTTCGGGCATCGCCTCCATCTCCTCGGTCTCGGTGGCGACCATGCCCTTCATGTCGATCTGCTCAATCTGACCGAACATCATGCCGCCCTTACTTCGGTACGACACGAAATCGCCCTTCATAAAGGGGTTCATGCCACGGTTCATGTAGCCAACAACCGCCTTGTTCACCTTCTCGCGCTCGGACTTGGGATGCTCGGCAGGGAGGAGATCCTGATCGTGAGCCTCACCATCAAAGCGCAGGCTTTGCAGCGCATTGACGAACGACTCCACTCGGATATAGCCCCAATCCTCGCCAATCTGTTCGCCACGCTGCTCGTCGGTGGCATCGTCCCAAGCATTCACGCCACGGGCAAACACCTGTTGCAACTTGCCTTCGGTGGTCTGCTTGCGCGGATCGCTGCCGACAGCCGCCTGATGATCCTCGTAACGGGACTTTATGAAGTCCATCGCATCGTCCCATCGCTGTGGAACTGCCGTTGGAGCCACACCGTCACTAGTGGTATTTCCTGTGCCACCTGATATTGGCGCGACAGCCGCAGATTCGCCTGTCGGCATTGCAGTTGGAGCGGTCGAAGCAACGGGAGCGACAGAAACAGCCGCCCCCTCTTTGGTGATCTCAACAGGCATTTTCGCGCTCCACGAGTTACAGGTCATATTGGCGCGGACAGTCGCGCTCCACAACTTGCAAACGCCCATTTCGCCATCCATCGAATCAGCCGTGTAGGTGACACAATTCTCGCATCGCTGCGAACCGTCAGCATCTCGGTACGACTGCGGAAGTGCCTTAGTGTCAACCGTTGACACCGTCTTAGTGGCGGGGAAGAGGTGGTTCCAATAATTACCAACAGCCTTCTCAATGTCTCGCATCTTCTCCGCATCGCCCGCTCCGCGCTTCACGGACGACTTGAAGATGTCCTTGACGACAGAGAGGTCATCGCCCCTTAGAAGACCCTTGCGTGCCACAAGCGAAAGGCTCTGTAGCGCACCCTGATTTGCAGGCACAGGCGCAACCGTCCACTCAATGAGGTTGTTCTTGTCGTAGATAACACCCATGTTGCCAAGCCCCATACGCATCCGCTCGTTGGGGTCGCGAACCTGAATGATGTTGTCCGAATAGAAGCCAACAGAACCCGTCCGCAGGAACCTTGCCTTGGCAAGTCGGAAGATCGTGTCAGCCCACTCGTACTGATCCTTGGTAGCGAATAGGGGCATCAGGCGAAGGCTGCGACCGTTGTAAACGCGGCTCGTTCGCGGCATGACCTCCCAATTCAGAACGGTGCCAATCGGTGGATCGTCCCACCGATGCGCGTACAGCATGAGGGGGTTGTTTTGGTAATCGTCGAACTTCCAATTTTGGAGAACGATGTCTCCCTGACGGTCAACGCGCTCGTCCGAAGCCCACCACGGGATGACTCGCTCGGCGTATTTCTCGTCCCAAGGCATCCCTCGCTCTGCGACCATCTGCTCAATGCGCTCACGCGAGGGCGCACTCGACAAGTCAGACATCCCGATAGTGTTGTTCTGCTTCGTAACGCAAAGGCGACCGTCAGCCGACTGCATAACGGCGGTGTCCCCGTTTTCGCCGACTGCGTCCTTGAGTTCGGCAAGAAACCGCTCAACACCCTCGGGGGTGTCGATAATTTCTGCGGACTTGAGTTCTGTGATTTTGTCGAGCATCCGTTTCATCCTTATTCAACTGGGATAAGCATACAGCGGCAGTTGACAACTTCACTTGCATCCATGCACATTGGATCGTGCGGGAACCGAAGATTCGGTGCGTACTGCTGTCCAAACTTGCGCGGCGGCATCTTTCCAAACGCAGCATGGCTTCCACGCACGAGTTCGTCCTGCGCCGTAGACCACTCGTAGACCGTGAAGCCCTGTGCTTGGTGCATAATTTGGCGAGAGTTATTCAGGAACGCCCCGCTCTCCGTTCGCGCCACGGTCAAAGCCTTGGCATCGCTCTCGGAGATCCTGAAGACCTGACTCACGCGCTGCCTGATTTGCATCAGCGTCTCGCCCTGCTCCATGCCAACACGAACCGCATTGCGAATGTTCTGCTGAAGCGTGACAGCGGCGGTGTCTGCAAGGCGGTCGTCCACTCTGTCGAACCATGACATGAGTCGCGGATCGTCAATCGCGAAGTTGGCGACACCACGGAAGTCGATGTCCGTAGTGAAGTTGAACACATCCATCAGGTTCGCCATGAGCGGTTGCCTGAACTGCGTCTCAATCATTCTGCCAAGCACATCTCGGGCAGGAAGGATCGCCGAAACCGCGTCAGGCGCACTCAAACCGTCAATCTCAATAGCCTTGAGACGCTTCTCTACATCACGAGCCTTACCGTCAAAAGACTCCATAAACGAGTCCCTGACTTGACGAACGAAGCCACGCCAAGCGCGAGAAAGTCGCGGCTCCATACGCGAGTACAGCCGTCGATTAGCGAGACTCCAATAGTCCGTCCCACGCAAACGCTTCAACGAAGCGATGGTTGGTGCGGGTGAGGCGGGTGCATCGGGACTAGAATTGACTGCTTCCTGCGCGGGTGCAGGCGCACGCGCGGGCGCGGGCGCGGGCGTAAGGGCGGGCGCGGGCGTAAGGGCGGGCGCGGGCGCGGCGAGTGGATCGGTTGGCTGTTCGCCTCCCTCAATGGCTTGACTGACGGTAATACCCGGTCCGACGAACGCCTTGTCGCTTCCTTCGTACTCAGGAACATCAAGACCAACGAGGGTAAACGCCTCCTTTGGACTCATGTGAATGTTGCTCGCCGTCAGCGTGTTGACCATGTTGATCTTGTCGGCGAGGCTCGACCGAAGAGCCTCCACGCCCGACAGGTCGAACGCGGCAAACACAGAGTCAGGCTCCCTATACAGCAGGGTTCCGTCAATGACATCCTCAAAGTAGCGCACCTCGGGAAGCAAGCACTTGTCCCACAGGTTCGCGTCCTGACCAAGTTGGGTCGCATAGTTCACAGCGTCCGTGATGCCGACGACCGTCTTGGGAACGCGCATGGTCGCGAAGACTTCCTCGCGGTTGTAACGCATGGAGTCGAGATACTCCATATCGCGAGGTGACATTCCTGTTGGGATGTACTCAAGACCGCCTGTCAGGATGGCGAGTTCGCCTCGGTTGCCTGCACCGCCGTGACGCTGCTGCCAACGCTCAAGGAACTCCTTCTCCTCGTCGGCAGACCACGGCTCAACGGCGTTCTTGTCGATGAGGATGCCACCGGGGTTGGCTCCGTTCTTCATCACGCTCATGTTGTGCGTCTTCGCGGTCATGTCACTCGCGATTGAAGAAGCACAAGGAATCAGCGGTGAAAAGCCTCGCAACGAGTCGTCGGGATTGACATAGCGGTAGTGGATGACCTCCCACGGCAACAGCATGATGTCGCCATTTTGGTCTCCAATCACAGGAGCGGGGATCTTGTCAGACCTCACTCCGCCCTGCTTGTACCTCCACGCGACCAAGCGACCGTTCTCGACCTCCGCCTCCATCAAGTCGGGGCTGATCGGGTAAATCTCCTCGGGGAACTCTCCTCGCGATTGCAGCCGACCCGCGCCTTCCTTCGCGAGAATCCAAAAGCACTCACCTCGCAAAGCCATGAATAGTTCGGTCGCTTGCCACAGTTGCGCCCCCGTCATGTGTGGGTTTGCACGCAGCATCGTGTCCATCAGAGGATGCGTCAGGATTGGCTCTGCGCCCTTGAACTTCGAACCCGTGAACCGTTGCGAGTTGTTCGCTTTGGACAGGTGGCGGTGAATGGCGCGACGACCATTCTTGGCTCTTGGCGGTTCGGGAGGCAGTCCCTTGCTAACCAACTTCTCTTGACGCTGCCTGATAGTGTCTGATGTTTCTTGGTAGACCAAAAACGGGGCTTGCGAGATGTTGATTGCGCGAACCATTGCTGCGGCGTAGACCCAAGCGTGATTGCTGAATGGGTCGGTGGCGCGACGAATGGGATCGGTTCTGATTCCATAAATGCTTGAGACGAAGTTCTGATACGAACGCATAATCCGTCCACCCGCGACTGTTCGCTCGCGATTGGTACCGTTCATGGAGGCGTTGATGTCAAGTTTCTCGCCATCCGGTCCGTAGAGGATGGATCGGCTACTTGTCATTCTTTGGAACCATAAACACAGCCTGCGGGTCGTACTCGGAGATGTCTTCTAACAGACCCCACGGGTCAAAGATCATGGGCTGCAATGGTGGGGTGGCAATCGGATTTTCAACCACCTCCGCCTGCTTCTCCTTACGAGGAGACTTCGACTTTGGCTTCGGCTCTGTAGCGGTCACCGCCATCGCACTCTGCTCACTAGCGGTTGCGCGGTACTCGTAGTTCACGCCATCAATGACGGAGTCGTCCAAGACCTCGCCGTCACCATCCGATGGAGTGGCAATGACCGTCCACGACGAAACGCCGACCGCTCGTCGCTCAATCAGAACAGGGTCGATGGATGTGTCGAAGCCGCCGAACAGGATTTGTACGGCGGAATCTGTGCGCGAGAGGACGATGGATGGGGTGTTCTTTGGCATAAATGCTCCTGCTACTGTGCAATGTAATACACGACTAGCACTCTACCAACAACCGTGTAGATCAATCGTCACTTTCGGTGATTCAACTTGTCCTGCTTGTCATCCAACTCGGTCTCGACGCTCTTTAACTCATGCTCCAAGCGTCCGATCCGATTCTCCAAATCCTTCATGTTGAGTTCGACGATGTGCTTTTGATTGGCGACCTTCCAAACTAGAGCCGCTGTTACGCCGATCCCTGCCAGCATCATGCCGACAGGAACAAGGGTCGTCTCTGTGAAGGTTGTGTCCGCTAGAACCGCTTGCGACTTCTCCGATAGCACCACTCCCAAAGAGGTCATCGTAGTTCCAAGTGTTCCCCACAAACCAACCGTTGCAGGCGTGAAAATCTCCATCCTTCGGTCTCCATGCTTGCTGTCGGCAGGCAGCGCGTACATCCGATCACTTCTTCGTTAACTTGGACATCAAGGTGCTGATTGGGAAAACGCTTCCTGCCATATAGCAAGCCACGCCGACGAGGGCGGTAAACCAAATACCGCTGAGGAACGATTCAATAGATGCAAGGATCATGGATTCTCCGTTTTCTCTGATGGGGCTGTTGGTAACACAGGAGGCTGCTCCGCCGCCGCTTCGCGGTGCTGCTTCCACACTTTTCGGAATGCGATGTCAAACTCAGGGTCAAGTCCGCGCTTTGCAGCCACGAACTCTCGCATTGTCGTTGGGTCGTTACTGTCCATAGCCGCCGCCGCGATCTCCGCTTCCTTGCGGGCGCGAGGGGTGACTAGACCGAGAACACCACGAAGGAACGACCCTACTCCCGTGTACCACAGGACGAAGCCGATTCCGATAATACTTAGAGCCAATAGACCGTAAGTGAGGGTCTTTGCCCACCACGGCGTGATGTCCTGAACGCTTGTAAGGGACTTGGCGACCTCTCCAACAGAATCAACAATCTCATAATGCTTGCCGATGATCGAATCGGCATTGACCACAATCTGCTCCTGCTCGGCTACGCCTGCAATAGCCTCGACTTCGATCTTTTGAATGTTGGGGCGGGGGCGGGAAGTCTCTTCCCCGATGCCCTTGAACCTGTTTCCGCTTGTTTCCGCAAGTTCTTTGGTCTGCTGAGTCGTTTCAGCGATGTGGGTCGAGTTGGCTCTGATGTCCTCCGCCGATGAGGCGATCTTGCGAGTCGCGCTTTCGCACCCACTAAGCGTCATAAGGACGAGTCCGATGAGACCGAAGGAAAGGATGGCTCGTGTTTGCATGGTTAGTTTTGTCATGGTATCAGCCATCAATCAGATCCCTGCCTATTCCCCATCGGGTATTCGGCATTCTGTCGCCATGTGGATGTGCCTTGCCTCACACGGAACGATAAATATCGGGGTGCTTTTGCCAACACTAACCCCCTCAATCTTGTTTGCCATGACCTCCTCTGCCTCGCAGTAGGTCATATCTCCGTTTTCCATCAAAGTGTCCATGACCTTGGCTCTGTCATACACCACGCAGGGTCTGCCCGCGCGAACTCCAACCCCCATGATGGCGTGATCCATGCCATCAACGAAGTAAAGGATGCCGCCCGTCAAGACAACCTTGACTTCGCAAGCCTTGCACAAGTCGCGAAACTTTGCATTGTCCACCATAATGGGTATCTTACTCCAAGCACTTGCAATTTATTCAAGTCATCACGATGTTCATACCGACATTCATGTACGCCAAGGATGGCATACACAACAATCGACAACATCGGCACAAACGAACGACTCGCGAATAACGCAAGCGGCTTTGTCATACTCACGATCCAACATGATCGGGGCATGATCGACGCGCTTCTTATCAAGATCCTCAACGGTCAGTACGAAACTAACGCGCTGATGTACCCTTCGGAAGTGTTCGCGATCTTCGGTGAAGCCGTATCGCTAATCTGCTCAACCATGCCACAAGAAGACATTGAACGGTTCAAGAGGCTCGCCGATGCAGGCAAGTCCATCCCGCCGCAACTCGCGCAGGCTGTCGCCAACACGATCAGCCTAATGAACGCCGAACTCGCAATTGCACGCGAAAAAGAAAACTCCCGCGCTGATCGCGGGAGTCTAAAGTCGTCAGCCGTCCTGAAGTAATTCAGAACGGGATGTCTTCGTCCGTAACACCTTCGGACTTCTTCGGCGCGGCAGAGCGTTCACGCGGCTCCTCAAAGCGGAGCGACATAAACTTGGAGCCTGTGCTGCTCTCCTTGATCCACGCCGCGATCTCCATCTTGACTCCGTTTAAGAGACAAGATCCCTTGTAATCAGGGTGAGTATCCTTTTCCTTGCGGTCGTTGCGAAAGAGTGAGCCGCTGTTCTCTTTGTGTTCGTATCCAGCCATTCAAATCTCCTTTGTTGGGCAACCTGTCAGTAAGATCAGGGTGCGGTTCCGTAAGGGCGCACGGATGCGCCTGCTAAATTACACGGGAGGCTTGCGGTGACCCGCCCACCTACCAAGTTTCTAAGTTTACTTGGACGCAAGATGCGCCCCCAAGCCTCCCACCTTTAGGCAAGTTCAAGTTGCTTGACCCACTTGTAGCGAAATGCGATTTCAACCTCGTGAGTGAGTTTGGGTGGTACTGCCACCTCAATCTCGTCACCGTTGATTTGCAACGCGATATTCTTGTTTGACGATACTGTCTCAACGGCGTGAACCATCCACAGCATGGTTGTTGCTTGATCAAGCCCTTCAACGACTTCTAGAATTGAAGACGGGTATTTGTGTGCTGACTCAATGATGAGGTTCATGCCGCGCTGACGAAACGCGCGAATGAACTCCGCCCGTGCTACTCGCTTGCCCGCAATCGAAACTGTGCTTTGCTTTCCTGACATGGTTCCTTCCTAACGACACGATAGTGCCGAATGTGTTTCAAAAACCCCTACCGCTTCGCCAATGGCTAACGGGAGGGGCGACCACAGGCGAGACGAGCAGTCAGCCTGTGATCTGGGGGGTTCGTTCGCGACTCTGCTCAGTCGCGGCAACCTCACTCCCATTCGGGGGTGAGATCATCTTGTTCGTCGTCGCAGTTCACCATCGGCACCGCGCTCATGCGCTTCGCGATGGCGGGAAAGACCTCTCGGTCGAACGCGCTGCCGCGCTCGGCGAGAAGAACCTCTCGCTCAACACCGCTTCGCTCGACCTTGGCGGTCGCGCTGTAGTCGGCAACCGCACCATCACAAACTGATGCGGTGATTTGAATCTGCTGTCCGTTCTTGAGTGTGTGCTGAAAGGTAATCGTCATTGCTCGTCTCCTGAAGTTGAGTCGATCCCCTTGATCGACACGCGCATCATAGCAGGCACTACACTCTTGTCAAGTGGTGTATCGGTCAATCGGGAGATTTTCCTGAACTTTCTTTTGGGATCAACCTGTAGCCGCGCCGCCACAGCACCTTCTCTATGTCGTTGGCGGTCTCGGTGACAGCCTCCTCGGCGAGTTCGGGACGCGAGGCGTGCAACACTTCGTGAATCAGGACATTTAACGCCATGCGCCCTTGCAGCGCACGCCGCACTCTGATGATCGGGGTTGAACCCGAATAGCCACAGTCGCCGTAGCGATCAGAAGGAATGTCCTTTGAAAGAACGAACCATATGAACCAACGCTTGCCGTTGAGGATGACACGCATCCTGTCTTTTATGGCATTCTTATGAGTCGAGCGTCCCATTGCCGTCCTCCTGCGGGTCGATAGTCAACAACCGCGTCGATTACGATCAACGCAGTTCCCCATTGGCTTGTGTCTTTTCGCATCATCCAAGTTGGATGCAAAGGTCCGGTTGTGCCGACATTCGCGTACCAACACGGCAGCGGTATTCGCGCCGTCCTCTTCGCTTGCGTCACATCCATCGGACGATGCGTGTGTCCTCTCACGACCAACTGATTAGCCTCGCCACCAAACAAGTTGGCGATTTGCAATCCTTCTAACTCGTCGCTGTTTGCGCCTGCATCGAAGCCGTGAACGAGACGCACTTGACCAAACGATGACACTCCATCCCTACCCTTGACATACGGCTTCCACACCCATCGGTTGAACTCCTTGCCGAACTTGTCGTGCTTGCGCCAATCAACAAGGGAGCGCAACTGAGACGGAACACGGCGCGGGTCTTGGGTCAGGATGTTGTCGTCGTGATTACCGAGATGACAAAGTGTGTGCGCCTTCCTTGGCAGACACGCGCGAATCGACTTGAGTAAGTTGTGACCAAACTCGTACTCGTCTTCTAGCGTGTGCGAATACTCCGCGCTTGAGGCGTGGACGCTTGCAGCCCCTGCCTCAAACAGATCGCCAAGATGCACGAACCAATCAATGCCTTTTAGACTAGAGATGGTGTCGCACATCCACTTCACCGTGCTAGGTGGAGTGAATGGAGCATGAGTGCAACTGATCGCAACTATCCGTACCGTCCTTGGCATGGAGACCTTTCCCCTATTAAAGTACGGGCAAAAAGGCTGATTCTTCGATTTTTACCTGTCAATCGTTGACGGTTACAGAGAACCAGCCATGTAGGGGCGAATCCAAATGGACTTGCGGAGCGAACGACCCGCCCCGTGAGGCTGATTTCGGAAGTGACCCCGCCGCCAATGTCGGCGCACCTTGGGATCGCAAACCTCTCCGTCCGCGCCCAAATCGGCTACGGTTTCGTTTAGCCCTAACACAATTCCACTCCATAAATCATGCTTCTTTCGGTCGTTTCGCTTTGGATTGCCCGCGCGAACGAGGGTTCCGCCGCGTTGAACGATCTCCGAAGAGCCATCCGACCGCTCGGAGTTCCAAAGGCAAAGAACCTTGAATATGAGTGAACAGTTCTTAAACATTGCCCCGCGCTCAACATCGACGAGTTTTGACTGCCACGGGTACTTTTGCCGCGCCTCGTCAATATCCATAGTCATCATGTCGCGCTTGCTGATGTAGTCCATCGCCTCCTGCCAAGTGTCCATGAACGGGATCAATGCCCATGAGCAAGCCCCCGCGCTGTCAACGATGAATACCGCGATACCTTGACTATTCTCGACCGATGACCAAACATTGGCGAAGCCAATGCCAACAGCCCGTACCTGTGCGGTTAGCGGCTGACCCGTGTTGGGGTCTCGCATGACCGCCTCGTAGTACGAATCCTTTCGTTCGGGAAGCATGAAAAGAATCCCGTTGTGCGACCATTCAATGTCTCGCATCGGAGCGTTGCCAAAGTCCGTTTGCTCCATCGCGTCGATCATCTCGTTGCTGATGAAGTATGTCGGCGCGGCGTGTTCACGCAATGCCCCCATGATGCCTCGCGCAACAAACTCCGCGTCCGTATCCTTGTCTCTGATGACGGTCTCGGTCGCCATGACCCACCACTTGTAGGGATCGACGAATCCGCTCGGCGGCTGAATCAGACGCGGCGGCTTGATGCCTTCGCGCAATTCGTCCGCACCAAAAATATCTTCGCGGTCTTTGATGATCTCGTCGAGCGTTGGTGGTCGCCTTTGCACAACACTCTCTTGCTGATTGGTAATCGGCTTGTTCGGAATCGGTGCAAAGAACGATTGCTCAGGAGTCATTGCGAACGGCGAAATGAACTTCTTGATGAACTTGCTCATTGCTTATTCTTCTTTCGGCGCAACAGGATGCCATTGATTACATGAATGGTGTCTTCATACAGACCGTTTTTCAGGTTGTCGGGATTAGCCAAGACCGACTCTCGACAGTCATTGATGTTCCACATCAGCGCATCGTCAGTCATCGAACCGTAGTGCCTCTCCGCCCATGCAAAGTTGAGATTCGGCACGCCGTTCTTGTCAATCCAAGAGGAAATGCCACTTGCGGAAAGGTGGCTTGGCTTGTTGTCGCTCGTCTTCATGCTCACATTATAACACAGCCCTCGACTTGTGTCAAGGGCTGCGGTTACAAAGTTTGGCAAGCGCGTCCGTGCGCTAGCGAGTGAATGGATTAGCGGCACCTAATGACTCGACCGACTTCACGAATGTCGATCTTTGAGTACGAGGTCGTCTTAGCATAATTCTTTGCTGCTTCGGGATTTTCCATCTTCCACCTATCGGTATCGAATCCGCTACGGCTGACCTGACTGACTGTGATGCGGACTCCTGCTCCGATGCCGACAGGGGCATCACCCATCGCCGCGACTAGCAGAGCCTTGGCATTCGCATGATCACTTTCGGCAGCGTCAACTCTCTGCTTTGCAGCCCGCTCGTTCAGTACAAGTTCCTCGGGCAGTTCCGCGATCATGCTGTCGTCGCGCTTGCGGGCGCGGAGAAGATCGAACGATGGAACCTGACCCTCCACAATCTCGGGCGGCGTGTCCTTGACCACATGGTTGTCCCACCACTCGCCAAGACGAGACTTAATCTCCTCCGCGAATGATTGGTCGAGAGGCACGGTGAATATTTCGAACGAGAACCCGAATGCAGCCCCTAGCCTCGCCACATAGCAGAGGTCGGAACCCGCGCAAATCATCTGATGGGTGACCTGAACAAGCACATGGTCGGGAACGCCGTCCGTGTTCGCATCGCCCCAATCCTTGAGTTGCCCTGTGGTCTTGGCTTCGACGATGGGACGACCGCGCTCAAACGCCTCAATCATGCCATCGACATTCGCGCGAAGGATGCCGTTCACAAAGGTGGCATCAGAGTGGTCGGGAGCCACAACAACAGGCTTACCGATCTTGACTGCCGCCATTTCGAGGACAGACTTCTCAAGCATCGTGCCGATCCATGCGGCTTCGCCTGCACCGCCGCCATCGACTCGACCACTCTTCTGAAGCCAAATATCGTAGGGGGTCTTGTACGACGACAGCCCGAGGATTGCCGCTGCGTCCGACGAGCCGATGCCCTTGTTTCGATCAGCGAGTTGTTGTTGGGAGATAACCATTCCGTCTCGTTCCTTACCCGCGCGTTGCAGCGCGATGACCACATGGGAGCGGTCTGAATTGGGCAACCTGATTTTTCTTGAAGACGAGCGTGCGCCCAACCCGTTCGCCTTCGATACTTCTGTTTGTAGCGATTGCTCTGATACGCCGAGGCGTGACCCCATAGATTCGCGCGAGGTCGGCAACCGTTACATGATCTGACAAGATGTTCCGCATTCGGTACACTATAGCGGTTTGCCACCCGCTTTCAATGCCGCACGCTTCTGCGCCGTCAGTATTCCTGAAATGCTTCTGCGAAGTTTCTTCATTGCGTTCTCTGCCCTTCGCTTCTTTGCGTCCCAAGCCTCGACGCGAGACTCAAGCGCGAGGACACGCGCCTCTGCCGTGCCTGCTTTCTGCTTCCTCGCCGTCTTTGCAGCCTTCGTCGCCGCTTCTCGCCTGATGACCGATGCGTGATGTGCAAAAAGACACCTGTACGCGCCCGAGCGGTAGGCATCTAGCGCACTCTGCGCCATGTCCTGAATGCGACACTCCATGCGGTTGCGCCAATCGCGCTTGTTCGGGAGAGAACTCTCCTGTTTGCAAGTTCGGTAGATCGTCTTGCCCTCGTAACTGATGTGCGCGATCTCGTGCGCGGCTAGGAAAAGGAACGCCTCGCACGCGCTGTCCGCTGTGCGGGGGACATCCCAATAGATGTTCCAATATTTCCAATCGCGGCGGTAGTTGCGCCGAGAGATGGAGAGATGAACCCTGTTCATGGTCAGGAACGCTCGACCGCTGCCGCGCCGTTTCTTCGCGTCCCAAATGGTGATTGACACCGCAGGGACTGAGTAAAACTCGCACAACCATTCGACCGCTGCTTTCGCCCAAGAGTCAGGAAACTCGCTTGTATTCTTCCATTGTCGGATGCTGTGGTCTGTCGGCATCTTCCACTTGCCGTTCTTGAGTGTTGGCATCAAGCCTCCTTCCTTGAGCATGGCACTTTACCACAACTATCAAGAGTTGTCAAGTGAGTCGCGCCAAAAACTATTTCTCCTATTTTCTGTTCACACCCCTTGACACTTATTCCGATTACGGTACAGTACGATAGTCGAGCAGCAAACGGGCTGACTTGACAAATCACAAACGCGGAAACCCCGCAGAAACGAGACGAGCAATGGCACACGAGATGACACAAAGTGACAGCCTGATTCTTCGCCGTACCGCCGCATGGCATGGTAAGGGTCGAGTTGTTCAGTCGGACATGAGTCCGATGGAAGCGTTCAAGGAATCGGGACTTGATTGGAACATCGTTACCACCAACCGCCTGTCGGGCTACATCGACGGAGACGAAAACACCAAGGCGTTCGCCACCGAGCGTTTCAAGATGATTGTGCGGGAAGACACGGGCGACATCTTCGCCGTTCAACCGTCCAATTGGACTCCGCTTCAGAACCATCAGATGGCGGAAGACGCGCAACTGATTGCTGACGAGATCGGCGGATGCGCGGAGACTTTCGGCTCCATTCGTGGAGGTCGCATCGTCTACACCGCTATCGGTGCGAAGGACGGCATTGAGATCGGAGGCAAGGGCGACTTCGTGAAGCCCTACTTCATCCTGTGCAACGGGCATGACGGAACCCTCGCGTACAAGTCAATGTGGTCGGGCATTCGTCCTGTCTGTGCGAACACCGTTCGCATGGCAATCGACGAAGGCAAGAAGGATGGATTTGCGTGGAGCCTCAAGCACACGCTCAACTTCCTTGAGAACCGCGAGTACGCCGTTCGGGTTTCAATGGCTTGGAAGAAGGCAACTGACAACTACGCCACCGCCATCAACAGCGTGGCAAAGAAGTCAATGACAGCCGAGCAGATTCGTGGTCTGTGGGTCGATGTGCTTGAGACGATGTACGGCGAGATCCCGCTGAACCCCGTCACCAAGCGTGAAGAGACGAAGAAGGCGACCTGTGTCGCGGCTCTCCGCCGCATGAGCAACACCTTTGACCGCGAGGCGGGTCAGTTTGGTGCGAACGCTTGGATCGCTTACAACGCGGTCACGGAGTTTATTCAGCACAGCGAACTCGCTGCGCGTAGCGCACCATCGTCAGATTCTCGCATCCATTCTCACCTCTTCGGACGCGAAGCGGAACTCCGCAACATCGCGTGGCGCAAGACAGTTGAATTAGTTGGCGCGTAA